CCAAGTTGCTGGTACTAAAGCTACTACTGCCGATAATGGAAATGGTAGTGGCTGCACTATTACCACTACTGTGACTGATGGTGCTGTCACTGGACAGACCGTTGCAGTTGGTGGTGATGGTTATCGTATTGGTGACGTATTGACCGTTGCTGGTACGACTAGTGCAACGTTCCGCGTTGATACTGTTAACTATACCAACTGAGGTAAAACATCATGGCTGCTTCTGTAGCTGCTGGCAACAACGGTGCTTGCACCACTGATGCCGTTCGTATTTCTGTAGCCAAGACTCGTTTTGGTTATGGCTCTGCTGTCGCTGACTCTGCTGTGGCTTCGACCACCAAGGGTCTGCGTACTGCTTATCCTGGCGTTGAGTGCAACATCGCTAACGTCTGATTATCTGGGGAGGCTTCGGTCTCCCCCTTTTTTATCCATCGCATACAACATAACTGTTATGCCATTTCCTACCACTAACGCTCAGACTGAGCTTCAAGCTGTTAATGAGATCCTGGCGTCAGTTGGTCAGGCTCCTGTAACCACCCTTGATCAAACCAACCCGGACGTTGCGATTGCGTACGACACCCTTCAACAGGTGTCACGGGAGGTTCAGGCAGAAGGATGGACCTTTAACCGGGAGTATGAATACCCGTTTACTCCTGACAACAATAACCAGATTCTTATTCCCAACAACGTGCTTCAACTCGATCTGACACCCAGCTACAGGGATCGGGATGTTGTACGTCGTAGTGGGAAGCTGTATGACCGTACTGCTCACTCGTACACCTTCACTGAGCAGGTGCTGTGCGATGTGGTGTGGTTGTTTGATTGGGTCGATCTTCCAACACCCATCAAAGACTACATCGTTGCACGAGCTGCAAGCATCACATCCTCACGGATTGTTGGTGATAGTACTCAATACCAGATGCTGCAACAGAAAGAAGCATACACCCGTGCAATGGCTCTTGAGTATGAATGCAACCAAGGAGACTACACCTTCTTTGGTCATCCTCGTGGAGCCAATTACTACAACAGCTATGAACCGTATAAGGCATTGTATCGCTGATGGCAAGTGTAACTCAACAAATACCTAACTTCCTTGGTGGTGTCTCAAGGCAACCTGATGACAAGAAGCTTCCAGGTCAAGTCAGAGAAGCAATTAATGCTTACGCTGATCCGACCTATGGATTGTCAAAGCGTCCTGGCACCAAATGGTTGGGCAATCTTTCGTCTACGACAAATGAATTCCAGAACGGGAAGTGGTTCTACATCAACCGTGATGATGCCGAGAAGTATATCGGTGTGATTTATGGAACCAACATCAAGATCTGGAATGTCAATAACCCAACAGCGACAGTCACCGTTACCAACTCTGGTAGCAGCTATCTGACCTATGGCAGTTCTAACGCAAAGGACAGCCTTCAGATTCTGACTGTACAAGATACAACCATTGTTGCCAACAACAAAGTCACCGTCACAACCCAAGCAGCACCGAGCTTCACTGCAAAGTCAAAGGCAACAATTCGTCTTTACAGTGCTGAGTACGGTTCTGAGTACTACGTCAAGGTTGGGTCTGCTGCAGCTTATAGCTTCACCACAAAGAACACAGAAGACCCTGCGAACACCAATACAACAACCAATAAGGTCTTGAATGCAACAGACATTCTCGATCAGATCTTTACGAACATTTCCTTACCTGCTGGTGTCACCAAGACTAAGTGCAAAGGAAGCATTGAACTTTCTGGTTCGTCTGCTTTCACTATTGAAGCTCGTGGTGGTATCAGCGGTGAAGAGCTGAGAGCATTCCAAGACGAAGCCAATAACTTCTCTGAGCTGCCTGCTGAAAGCGTTCAGGGTCGAGTAATCAAGATCAACAATACTGTTGCCAAAGAGGACTCCTACTACGCAACCTTCATCGCAGAGAACGGTGTTTCTGGTAAAGGTAGTTGGCAGGAGACCGTAGCACCGAACGTATCCAAGGGTTTGACTGCATCCACCATGCCGCATGAGCTGGTGAACACTGCACTAAACACCTTTGAGTTCAGACCCATCACTTGGGAAGAGCGTCTTGTCGGTGATGATGAGACTAACGAGCATCCAAGCTTTGTTGGCAAAAAGATCCAACAGGTGTTCTTCCACAACAACCGCCTTGGCTTCTTGACTGGTGACAATGTGTCAATGAGTCAAAGTGGTGAGTTCTACAACTTCTACCACGTCTCTGCACTTACACAAGCTGACAACGATCCCATTGACATCAGTTGCTCCAGCTTGCGACCTGCTGTTCTTCACTCAGTACTCCCTGCTGCTCAGGGTCTTGTGCTGTTCAGTAAGAGTCAGCAGTTCTTGATGTTCTCTGATGATGGCATCTTGACTCCAAAGACATCAGTCATCAGAACCATCTCCAACTACGAGAATGAGGAGCTGATCCCTCCAGTAGACGTTGGTACAAACATGGTATTCCTGAGCAAGTCTCCTGGTTATACCCGTATCTACGCCATGGCTACACGTGGTCAGATGGAGAACCCCGATGTTCTTGACATTGGTCGAGTGGTTTCTGAATGGGTTCCTGATTCTGTAGCAGATTTGGTTGCTTCTCCTCAGAACTCATTCTTTGCAATGTATGGTCCGTCTTCCCAATACGTGTACTTCTTCAGGACTTACACCGTTGGTGAAGAGACGGCAATGCAGACATGGTTCAACTGGAAGATGCAAGGCAATGTCCAGTTCTTCACTGTCGATAGTGATGACACATACATTGTCACGTACCAGTCAGGTCAGTACACCCTCTGCAAAGCAAACCTCACTCAGACCCCCGATGATGCCATTCTGAGGGCCGATAGCGGTCAGGTGGTGCAACTATGCCTGGATCAGTATGCAACGCCTTCTAGCGTCACCTACAACGCTACTACGAAGGTTAATCGTTGCTACCTCCGGTACAAAGACATTACTGGGCTGAGCCCTGCTGTGATCATTGCTGACCCAACCAACACTGGTGAGTCTGGCTTCACTGTGACTCCTACTCGTGGTAGTGACGGGACTGGTCCTTACTTTGAGTTTATTGGTGATGATTACTCAGCACAAGCAAGTAAAGTGTACCTTGGATTCAAGTATGACTTCGACATCCAACTCCCGACACTGTACTACCAGATTGGAGAGAACAGAGCAGACTACACAGCAAACCTCACGGTTTCTCGGGTGAAGTTCTCAGTTGGTCTTTCAAGCAACGTTGGCTTCAAGCTGAAAGCAAAAGGTCAGTCTGAATGGTACGACGTTCAATCCATCCAAGATGCTGACTACTACTTGGCAAACGACGTTCCGTTGAACGAACAGACTGTGTACACATTACCTATTCATCAACGTAATTCAAACTTTGATTTGAAAGTCTTTAGTGATTCACCATTCCCGATCTCTCTTACTTCGATGATGTGGGAAGGATCTTATTCACCACGATTCTATAGGAGGGCGTAATGGCCGGTCTTACTGAGATTATTGGTGGTGTGGTTCTCGGTGGGCTTGGTGCTATCTCTAGCTCCAGCGCTCAGAATGAAGCACGCCGTCGAGAGCAAGAAAGGATCAATCAGCAGTATAAGTACGACAAACAGAATTATCGGTATAATTGGAATACTACGCGGCGCGAGTACAGGTACAGAGTTAATGAGACTGGAATTGCTCGTCAGAACCAGGAAAGCAATCTCCGGTATCTGGAGCAGACTGCACTAAATGACTATAAGTACAATCTAGCGATTCGTGACTTTGACTACGCTAACCAAGTACGTCAATACAACGAGTCTGAGCGTATCTATGGTTTGCAGAAAGGCTTCAACGCAATGGCTCAGGCGCAAGCTCAAGCCAACGAGGATCGCCGCTATCAAGAGATTCTAACTGGTATGGCTTTTGATCAACAAGACATGTTGGTCAAGATGCTTCAGGAAGAAGGTGCTGTTGTTGCTCGTGGTGTGTCTGGCCGATCTGCTGCAAAGAGCCTCGGTTCTGTTCTTGCAGGCTATGGCCGTAACCAGGCTATTGCTGCAGAGAGCCTTCTGAGCGCACAACGAGAGACAAATGCTGCTTCTCGCCAGATTGCTCTTGATCGCTACGGAGCTGATCTTGCTGCCGATGCTCGCCGCATGCTTAAGCCTCTGAAGGCTCCTGATCCGATTGCACCGTTGGCAATGCCTCGTGCAACGATTCTTGATCCGCTTAAGCCTAAGAAGCCACCGAAGCCGAAGAAAGGTGTCAACACAATGCCTGCAGCTTCAGGACTCGCAATTGCCAACAACTTTGTTACCTCTGGACTTGAAGCATACAAGATGTTTGGTGGTTCATTCACTTAAGAAAAGGAAATTAAATGGAGCAAATCAGGTATCAAGGGTACGCCCGCGATAGAGGATTCAACCCGATTCAGCTCAGCACTGCCAGCGTTGATGCAATAGGTCAACAAGGCAACTCAATGCTACGGCAAATGAGGGAAAATCAAAGTGCTGAACGTGAAACACGGAATGCTTACCTCTCTGGGATGCAAAATGCCCAGCAACTTGAACAACAGAATAGAGCTGGTAACTTTGAGTTCATGCAACGCAGCAATCAGCGTTACCAAGAAGCTGTTCAGCAACGTATGGGGCAGCGTGTTGAAGATGCCCGACTATCTGCAGCCAACCTCGATAAGCAAGTTACTGCCCTCAGTGTCCTCGCTCCGCTTTCTGGAACCATTGCTCAGGCTGTGGTCAACTGGAAGAAGCAAAAGGATGAGGATGAGAAAGCCCAAGCTTATGTTGATACGCTTGTCAACGGACCTGATCCGGTTGAAGTAGCAAAAGCAGAAGCTGGCCTTGCTCAGTTAAGGCAGTCAGATGAGCTGATTCAGACAACTGCAGATGGGCTTCAAGATACTGGAGCTGCCCCTGAGACAGTACGTGCTGTTCGTAAGCTATCCAAAGCTCAGCGTGTTGGTCGTGCCATGGCTATGGCTGACATGGCTGTGCCGATGTATTCTCAATACCTTGAGGATAGTTATCAGAATGACGACCAGACACAGATTCAGTTTGTCAATCCAGATACTGGTCAGGTAGAAGTCATCACGCCTAAGACCCACATGGGTCCAGATCAACGTGCTGCTGTAAACAAGGTACTCTTCAAACAGTTTGTTAAGCAACAAGGTCTGCTTGATGTCAATCCAGCGTTGATCTCAAAGTCTCTTCTTGCAATGCGTCAAGCTGAGATGAAGCTGCTGGACCAGGAGCGTACTGCTTTTGAACGTGCTGAAAACGAGAATTCACTATCGGAGGCGAACTTCCGTCTTGATGCTGGGCTCAATACTGACCCAGTAACTGCAATCAACGACGCTCTCAAAGCTTACAGACATCTACGTAATCCACAATCTGGCGAGCGCTTCACGCCTCTAGGTGCCTTTACTGCAGTACTTGACCATCTTGTCAAGACTGGTAATAAGGCTGCCATTGAAGCGTTTAGTCAGTCGGAATCATACCTGCCTGGAGTTCCTTGGGGTGCTGCACGCCGTGTTGAGTTCACTAAAGCCTTTCGGGAGATTGATTCGCAAGCAGCAGCAGATGAAGATCTGCAAGATCGAATAGAATCTCAAGGTCTGGAGAACTGGTCTGATACGGCAATCAACGAACTAAACGCCACACCTAATGGTGCTGATGTTGCAATCGTTGATCAGGTTATTGAAAAGTCTCGACAGCTCTTTAATGGAAAGGTTGACCAGCGTCTCCTTCAGTATCGAGAAAACTCTACGCTTCAAGCTAGAACTGCTGCTGAGCAGAAAGCACATCTAGATGAGCTGTACGCCAAAGAAGAGCTTACTGTAGCTGAGCTTCGTTCTGGAAAGTATTCCCCCGACATTGTGGGTGACTTTCTCACTAGGGCTAAGGAGCAAGACAAGCAGAGAACTACTGAACTTGCTCCAGTAAAGGAGCAGTACGGTAAGGGCATCAAAGACGCCCTGCTTCAAGCCATCAAATGGACCGGAGGGGCTAAGAATCCCTCGTACGCTTTTGCGGAAGCTCATGCACTAGCTCAACTTGATCAACGTGCTCGCGTCTATATGCAGAGCGGTGGACCGAACATGTCTCCGCAGGTTGCTTATTCAAAAGCCGCTCAGGACATTATCACAGAGATCAAGCAAGATAATTTAGATCCGTCTAAACCGTACGGAACCTACAGTGTTAATCCTGGTGATCAGGAGTTCTATCGCTGGGGTGCAGGTGGATCTGGCGGCAAGGGTGGAATGGCTGCTGCCCGCAACCGTGTCTCTGGAATCATTTCGCAAGTATCCAATGGTGGTCAGGCTGCTGTCTACAACAGAGAGTTGATCACACGACAGGAGGCAGAAGCTCTTGTCAATCCTGACTCTCCTATTCCTGACAGTATTCGTGTTATCCAGAATGCTCTTCCTCGTGGGAAGGAGATGAGCGAGTTTGCGATCATTGATGCACAGCTAAATAAGTTTAATCTTCCACCACGTCAACGCCCATACGTTCAGCGTGTCGTCGAATCTTCGATGAGCCCACGCCTTCGTGAGCTTCTGGACCGTACACCTACTGCTGCACGTACAAGTCGAGCACTAACTGGTGCTGGTCTTGTAGGCCCTGGTCAAGAGCGTCAAGCTATCCAATACATCGCATCTAACCTTGGTGTTGATCCTGTTGATGTAGCAACATTCATCAACTACGAAACTGCTGGATCTCTTGTTTCTGGTAGTTATCGTCGCGGACTTGACATCATGGGTGGAGATGGTGGTAACTATCTTGGCTGGATTCAGTTCTCCCCCTATAACCAGCAGAAGTACGGTGTGAGGAAGGGGATGAATGCCATGCAAATGGCTGAAGCTGTCACTCGATACCTAAAGGATGCTGGAATCAAGCCTGGTGATGGTCTGGAGATGCTGTACCAAGCTGTCCAAGCGCCTGCCTATCTAGGTCGAGCACGTGCTCAAGGTCGAGTCATTGGTGCCGATAGCAACGGGACACTGACTCAACACATCAAAAACATGCGCTCTCAGCACCGTAATCGTGCTGGTGCATGGCTGATGGAAGGTGCTGCTACTGGTGGAACTACTTCTGCTTGGCGTGACTCTCGGTTGATGTCTGCACCTGCTCAGCGTCTCCTGTCACAGCTCCCTAAGACTTCTAGCTTTATGCAACAGGAAAGCTTCCGTAGAAAACCCCATGAAGGTAATGATTACGGAGTTGGTGTAGGCACGAAGCTTAGTTTCAAACAATCTGGAACTGTTCTGCAAGTCGGCAGCCCTGATAAAGACAATGGCGGGTATGGTGGATTCGTCGATGTTCGCCTACAAGACGGCAACGTCGTTCGTATTGCACACCTCTCCAAAGTCAAGGTAAAACCTGGCCAACGCATTGGTGCAAAGCAGGTTGCCGCATTGTCTGGAAATACTGGCCGCTCTACTGGTCCTCACATTCACATTGAACATCTCTCTGGCCCTTCTGGTATCCAAGAAACAACACGAGGCAAACGTGACCCATCGTGGATTGCTTCTCAAATCTACGCTGACATCTAACTATGACTTCATCATACAATCCTTCATGGGCTGAGAAAAGCTCATCTTATGACTTTCTGCGCCAACAACAAGCAGAAGCGGATAAAGCTGCTCTTGATTCATTGGATGATGATGAAGAGTATCGCAAGCAACAAGAAGCAAAAGCTGCCGAGATCCAAGCCCAAGAGGCTCAGAAGCGACAGCAGCAACAGGATCGCACCGTAGCTGCTGCTGATCAAGCCAGCCCTCCTAATCCTATTCAAGAAGTCGGTACTGCTGTTGTTGGTGCTGGGATCGATGCTGTTGAAGGTATTGGTGCCACTGCTGAAGCAACACTGACTGGGCAACTCTTAGACCCTGACTTCAAGCCAACATGGCTTCAAGTCGCTGACGAAGTTGAGCCTATGAACCGCACCGTGTGGGGCAACCTTCTACGTGGTGTTGGTGAGTATGCAATTCTGACTGGCATCCTTCGTGGTGCTGCAAAGGGGGCTAAAGCTGCTCGTGTACCTGGCACTAATCGTCTCAGTCAAGCCCTTGCTGCTGATTCTGCAAGTACTGTCAAGGGCCGTATTGTTCGTGATGCTACCAAGGGTGCCATCGTTGGTGCTGCAGCCGACTTCACTAGCTCCTACTCAGAGGGTGAAACACTATCCACAGAAGCCAATAAGCTGATGCCATGGCTTCCTGACTGGCTTGTTACTGAAGAGAACGACACTCCGCTTGAACGTAAGGCTAAGAACGTTGTTGAGGGCCTTGGTCTTGGTGCTATTACTGATGTTCTGTTTGGATGGCGAGCCGCTGCTAAAGCTGCAAAGGAAGCTAAGGTTCCGACTGAAGATGCTCTTAAGTCTTTCCAGGATACAGAGAAGGCTCTCAATGACGTACAGCAGCGTCTTGCTGCCAAGGCATCTCAGATTAATCCTGATGGCAAACTGACTGCAGATCAGATCTCATTCCTTCGTGAAACTGATCCTGAGTTCAACGCTCTTGAACAGGCTCGCAAAGATCTGAATAAGCAGTACAAGGAAATCCACGATACTCTTGACCCTAACGCTGTTGCTGAAGCTAAGATCAAGGATAGTGCAGATCGTCGTCAAGCCAACTTCGATGAGAAGGTAAAGACAGCTATTGATGATGACCCTGATGGTCTAGAACCTAATGCTTGGGTCAACTCACCGCTCTATGACCGCCCAGACAAGGGCCTCTTTAGCCCTGCTGGTAAAGGCGGCTATTACAAGTCTCTTGTCAATGCGTACAAGATGGAGACTGACGGCATCCTTCGTAATGGACGCCGCCCTTCTGTCTACACAGAAGCTGCCCTTGAAAAGCGTCTTTCTCAGTTTGATCCAGCTCGACGTAAGGTCATTGAATCAGTAGCTAAGAACCTTGAAATTGAGCTGAACAACGCTAAGAGTGTTGAAGGCAAGGCCAAGGTGATGGGTGGCTTTAATGTCGAACAACTCAAAGCCTTGTCAACTGCTCGCTACATCGACATTCTTGATGAAGTAATCAAAGACCCTTCTGACATTGAGAAGCTCAAGCAAGCTGTTGCAGAATCTGATAACTACTTGAAGCGTGGTGATCCCTTGACTGGCGAGTCTCGGTTCATGGGTCTGATCGATCACCGTGCTGTTGAGATGCTCATCAACACAACTGCTGGTGAGATCAGTGACCTTGCACAGGCTGGACGTTCTATCGACGGCATCATGTCGAATGACCGCCAGGTTGAAGCCCTCATGAACCGTATGGAGTTCATGCTGATGGAGACTGGGCGTTCTAAGTATGTTCGTGGTTTTGAGCTGAATGGTCTTAAGACTGACCCTGCCGCTTTTGCCGCTGGTATCCGTCAAAAGGAGGATGATGTCAAGAAGTTCGTCACTGGTCTGAAGGATCTATTTAAGAATGATCCTGAGATGATGCGTCATTACCTTGATGTACTTGCTATTGCTGATGGTAATGTCAAGGCACTTGATGAGATGTACAAGTTTGCCAAGGATCAGATCTTTAGCTGGGAATCTCTGAAGGGTGGCAAGCGCAGTGCTTTCATCGATGCGCTCACAAGCATCATGTATAACAGCGTTCTAAGCGGCCCTAAGACCATCATAAGGGCTGCTATGGGTAACACTCTCACGACCTTCATGAGGCCCATGACAGTCGTCCTAGGAGGCGCTCTGAGTGGTGACGTGAAGGCTACCGCAATGGGTATGTCTCTAATGAAGACATCCTTCCAGTCCATTGGTGAAGCCTGGACCATTGCGAATAAAGCCTTTGTTGCTGGTAAAAATAACTTGCCTGACATCCCCTACCTTGCTAATGAGCGTATCCCGCTGACGATGACCGATCAGTGGAAGAACGTTGGTGCAGTTATCGAGAAGCAAGGTAGTGGATCAGAGAAGATGCTGTATCATCTAACCACAGCTCTGTATGACTTCAATAATTGGATTGGAGTCAAATACCCGATGACCACTATGTCAGCCATTGATGCTGGCACAAGTGTGATCATGGGTCGTATGGATGCCAAGATGCAAGCATTCAGCAAGGCATGGGATGAGACTGGTGGTAAGAACATGGGTGAACTCGTCAATAAGTACGAGAAGGAATTCATCAATCAGGTCTTTGACCACAAGAAACAGCTTGTTAAATCTGAATACGCTATTCGTATGGCTGATGAAGCAGGCTTGAAGCTTCCACTCGATGGAAAGACACTCTTTGGCTTTGTAGATGTCGCTAACGCTGAACGTTTTGTCCAGAACCAACCGCTTGTCCGTCCGTTCTTCATGTTCATGAGGACTGGCTGGAATGCTCTTGAGTTGGTTCAGAAGCACACTCCTATCTTGGCCCGCTTTAACGAGGAAGTAAAGACGGTTCTAGGTGCTACTGCTGACAACCTTGATCGAGTCGCACCCTACGGAATCACCAATCCTGCTCAGCTTATCGAAGCTCAGGCCATGATGCGTGGCCGTATTGCTGCTGGTTACCTGACTGTTGGCTCTGCAATTGGCCTTTACTTCAGCGGTGGTCTTACAGGTAACGGTCCTGCTGACCGTGAACAACGCAATGCTTGGATTCAAGCTGGTTGGAGACCACGTTCCATCAAGCTCGGTGATCAATGGCTGAGCTACGACTCTCTTGAGCCATTCACGTCATTTCTGTCGATGGTGGCTGACATTGGTGATAACGCCAATCTGCTTGGTGAATCTGCAATGCAGAACTGGTACGCAAAACTTGGCTACCTCATTGGCATGAACGTCAGCAACAAATCTTTCCTTGCTGGCCTTGGTCCTCTCAATGAAGTCCTTTCTCTAAACCCTGCACAATCTTCTGTGTGGGCTGGCAACCTGATCAACAACCAACTGCCTTGGGCTGGTGCTCGTAATGAGATTGCCAACATCATGAACCCAGGCATGCGTGAGCTTGATACTGATTTCCGTAAAGGTCTTCAGACTATTGCCAACCGTAACCCGATGGTTAAAGATCTTCTTCCTAAGAAGTTCGACATCCTTGACGGTTCTGTAGTCCGGGAGTTTGATCCGATGGTCCGACTGTTTAATGCGGTCTCTCCGCTTCAGATCAACTTTGTTGACAACCCTACTCGACGCATGCTCCGTGAGAGTGGCTTTGATGTTGTCCGCACCTTGTCCACTGATAGTAACGGCAATCGCCTTGACGCTAAAACTCGGTCTCGTTACCAGAACCTGATTGGTCAGCAGAACATTGAAGCACAGCTTGAGAAGTTGTTCAAAGAGCCTGCAATCAGGAAGGAAATGGAGACCTACCAAAAGATCCGTGATCTTGGCATCCGTAGCGCTACTGGCGAGGATTCCGATCCTCAAGGTGGACTTGATGTACAGAACTCCGAGTTCTACCGCCGTATCAAGCAAATCTTCAACCAAGCTCAGCGTGTTGCTGAAGCTCAACTTTATCAACAGTATCCAGAGCTACGTAATGCGGCCATTAATCGCAATGCAACAGAAGCTCTTCAGAAGTCGAATCGCCCCGATGTCGCCCTAGAGCGCATCCTTTCTATTTCTAAGTAGTAATGGCTGTCACTCAGAATACATACACAGGGGACGGAGCTACCGTCCTCTTTTCTTTTACCTTCCCATACCTAGAGACTACCGACATCAAGGTTTCCTTGAACGGTACGATTACAACTGCATACACCTTAGCCAACGCTACCACGATCCAATTCAATACGGCTCCTGCTAATGGAGCTGCTATTCGGATCTATCGTGTAACTGATGACGCAGCACTTGCTGCTCAGTTCTATCCGGGTTCTGCTATTCGCTCTCAGGATCTGAATGATAACTTCACTCAGAACCTGTATGTCACACAGGAGTCGAATAGGGATGCTACGTCTGCTATTGCCACGGCTAATGCTGCGACAACGACGGCTAACAGCGCTGTAACCACGGCAAACGCAGCTACTGCAACAGCTAACACTGCCTCCAGTAATGCCAGTGCTGCTGTAGCCACGGCTAACACGGCCTCTAGCAATGCTAGTGCTGCTGTGTCTACCGCCAACACTGCCAGCTCTAATGCCACCACTGCAGTCAATACAGCAAACGCTGCCACTGCAACCGCCAATAGCGCTGCCTCTGATGCTGCTACTGCTCTCAGCACCGCCAACAGCGCTCTGAGCACAGCCAACACGGCATCGACTAACGCAACCAATGCAGTCAACACAGCTAACAGTGCCTCCAGTGCTGCTAGTTCTGCTGTGTCTACGGCGAACACAGCTTCGACCACAGCTAGCAATGCTGTCTCCACAGCCAACTCTGCTGTTTCTACTGCAAACTCTGCAGTTTCCACGGCAAATAGTGCTGTGTCTACTGCTAATTCTGCAGTTAGCAC